CACTGGGCGCTTTATGCCTGAGGGGGCTGAATTGGTTGTGGCTAAGAATAAGACGGAATTCAGTGAGGCACTGGATAAGGGACCTTTCGATATTCTTGTCTTGGACTATGCCATTCCAGGTTGGAGTGGGATTGCCGCTGCCGTCGAAGCACGCAAGAAGTGGCCCGAAATCCCTGTCCTGATCTTTTCAGGAACCATCACCGATGATATGATTCCGCCTTTGGAGGCACAGGACATTGATGACGTGATGCTGAAGGATCGTCCTCACCGTCTGCGCTGGGCAATCCGCCGGGCTATTCGTGATCGAGAGAGATTGAGAAACTTGCAGCAATCGCAGAGAGAGGCTCTGGAAGCTCAGAGCATCGCTCTGGAGGCTCAGCGCCAGGCAGCGGTAGGAGAAGTGGCTTCAGGTCTTGCCCATGACATGCGAAACATGCTCACTCCTATCATGGGGATTCTCCACCTTTTTGAGAGATACGTTCCTGAGGCCCAGATGGGACTCCTCAAGGGGGCTCAGCGATCGGCCGATAGGATCGTCGCGATGATTGACAGGATGATGCTTTTCGTGTCCGGGAGGAACGGGCACAAAGAGAATGTTTCAATGCGCCAGGTCGTTTTAGAATTTATTCAATTCCTTCCTGGTATCATCCCCACAGCCACGATCACTTCTAAGGTCACGACAGAAGCGGTGATTGCGATTGACCCAACTGTCATCCGTCAAGTCATTCTGAATTTCTGTATCAACTCAAAGGATGCCGGGGCCACTCATCTTGAGGTGAGAGCTGAAGATGTTGACATCCGAGATTACAAACCTAACGTGGGTGGTTTTTTATACACAGGCAAGTTCGTCAAGATTTCTGTTAGGGATGACGGCAGCGGGGTGCCCCCTGAAGTGATGGGGAAGATGTTTGAGACCTTCTTCAGCACCAAGCCTGTTGGTAAGGGATCAGGTATTGGACTATCGACGGTGAGGACGATCGCCACCAAATATGATGGCTTCGTGGATGTTCAGTCGGACCCTCCGAATGGTTCAACCTTCTCAGCTTTCTTCGCCATCAAATGATTTTGCTTGTCCAGCTTATTTGAAGTGTTAGTCTCCTTTCATGGACAACTGGCCATCATCCTTGCCATTACCGCTGGTGAGTTCACAGACAGAGGTGGCTCCCAGGGCCGGGCAGATGGAAATGGAAAGTGGTAGGGTTCGCCGGCGTCGATTCTTTATTGATCCTTTTCTGGTGACAGACGTCAAGTGGAGTTTCATCAGAGATCAATTTTCCACCTTCAAGTCCTTCTTCGAGGAGACTCTTGAGAATGGATCGAAGACCTTCATCATATCCATTCATGGTGAGAACAAAGTGGTGGCTTTCATGGAAGGTAAGTATTCCCATTCTCATTCAGATGGCGAGGTGTCAGTGGGCGGATCTCTTCAAATCATAACCAACCTGAGCGTATTCTTGGCCTTGTCCGGCAGTCACATCGAACCGATTTTGCTGTCAGGCTCAAGTGATTCAGCTCTCCAATCAGGAGTGACCTATGTCGGGTAAAAACGTTCATGAGATGGATACGGGAGCGCCGGCGCTGGCTACCGATGAGCTCTACGCAACACGATCCCCTTACGAAGTAGGGGATGACGTGAAGCTTTCAATGCAGGACGTCGCCGATTTCGTCAATGAGGCGACCAATGTTCATGGTACCCTTGCTCTTGGGAATGGAGTCAGCAGTGGGTCTGTCACTGGACTTGACCTCGACTATGATCCTATCTCTGTTCTGCTGACGGTTCAGAGTCCAGTGGGCGGGGGTGTCATTGTGGCTTGCTTGGTAGGTGCCCCAACCACAGATGGATTTGATTTTGCCTTGACGGGAATGACGGATTCATCCAACTATGTTCTACACTACCACCTCTATTTAGTATGAAAAAGATTCTATTGATATTCCTTTTCCCGTTATTGGCTTTCGCCGCTGTGACTCCCTTTCTCATCAACAATGGGAAGCTGCAAAGCGATCTGAACATGGGTGGATTCAAAGCCACCAACGCAGCAACACCTACTCTGTCTGGCGACCTTGCCACCAAGGGATACGTCGACAGCACAGCGGGAGGAGTTGGGACGGTGACGAGTGTAGGTATGACTGTTCCTTCTTGGCTGTCCGTATCGCCGAGCTCAATCACCTCAAGTGGTACCTTTGCAGTCACGGCTGCCACCGGGCAGTCGGCGAACCAAGTCCTTGCTACTCCTGATGGTATGACGGGAGCTTCCAGTTTGCGTGCTTTGGTGGCAGCGGATATCCCTTCGCTCGCTGCGTCAAAGATTACCAGCGGCACCCTGGACACAAACCGTTTCCCGGCGCTCGTCAAAGACCTTGGGGCGATCGTCGGATCGGCGGGAGATTTGTTCTACTATGACGGGTCCCATTTGCGGAGGTTCCCGATGGGCTCCGAGGGGTTTGTCCTGGTCGTCTCAAATGGGGTATTGGCGTGGTCAACCAACTTTTCTGATGTATTCATCACGAACCTTTATGCCACCACGATCAACGTCACCACCCAGAACGTCTCAGTGGTCAACGTCAGCAACACGATCAAGGTTAACGGCAAAGCCGCGACCGTTTTCAGCGCCAATGGAACGGAGATGCCCATTGCCAACTTACAGGACTCCAGCACTGCCGTCGTGGGGGTCAGCGGCACAACCAACCTCACCGTTAACCCGACGAACTTGGCGAACGCGCAGATCAGCGCCAGCGCGGCGATAGGCTGGTCAAAGGTCAGCAAGACGGGGAGTAGCTTGGCTGACTTGGACACGCGAAGCGCCGGCGATCTATCCAGCGGCACACTCGCTGCCGCGAGATTTGGAACGATTCAGACCACGGCAGACGGCGGCAGTCACTCGCTCAAGACCAAGAACTACCTCGTCTTTCCCTCGCCTCATTCAGTCGAGGGCACGGGAGCTGTCTTCAATACGACCAACACGGCTGCCACTTTCGGTCAGGTCATATTCGCGTCGGCTGGAGCCACCACAACCAACTATTGCGAGTATCGCCTGACGGTACCTGAGGATATAGATACGGGAGTTAACCTTAAGGTGGAACGGTTCAAGTTTCGCCTTGGCGCAGCGGACACGGCGGCGCACTCCTACGTCCTCACGATGAAAAGCGATGCGGACAGCAACCCCTACGACTCGCCGTCATTGAGCACTTCGGTCACACTCTCGTTTGCCGGTGACGCTTCGGGCGCATCAGGCGACGTGGAAACTATCAGCAACGTTGTCCTCACGAACTGGAACAGCAACGTCACGGCTGGCCAGATGTGGACGATCAGGTTGGCCAGGGATGGGTCTGATGCCAGCACAGCCGTCAGCTTTTCAGGACCCCTCGTCATCAGTTATGGGAGCACACAATGAAGAATCCATTCGTCAAGTTCTTTGCGGTTTGCACTCTGGCCAGCACAATCATCGTCAGTGTGCCGGAGACTTGGTTGCCGCAAAGGATCGGAACGGTTCAGGCGTCAACGACAATCGTGCCTGGACCACGCATGAAGCTAGGTGGCTCAGCGGCGTCTGATCCAATTGGATACCCAAACACGATCTCAGGACTGGTGTATATCTGGACAGCAGATTCGATCACAACCCTGAACGACGGTGACCCAGTCTCTACTTGGGTCGATCTGAAGTCTGGAAACGTCGCCACAGCATCAGGTACAGCGAGGCCGACCTGGAGAACCAACGCAGCAGGGGCAAAACCCGCTTTGGTTTTTGATGGGACTACGGACACGCTCAGCATCAGCAACACGATCACGCTCAGTATAACCAGCGGTTTCACGGTGATTGGGCTCTGGTCCTACAACGGCGGTTCAGGCACGAAATATCTAATTAGTAAAACAGGGGCGGGTGCTGGAGGAATCAGGATTGACACTCCAGGGGCCCAGTGGTTCGAGTATGACGGGACAGCCTTCCCATCGTCGAACCCGAACAGTTTCTCTGGCACAAATGCTGGCGTCGGATTCTTTCGTTACTCGTCGGGGAACAAGGCCCAATTTCGGCAGAATATCTCGGATATTGGGAACCCGGCCACGGCGTTGGTGGCCGACATTGGTATCAACGTGATCGGCTCCTTTGGTGGGACGACACAATTCTTCCTGGGCAACTTGGAGTCGCTCCTGATTTACTCGCGCGAGCTGACTGCCACGGAGTGCGGCAATCTTTACACGAACTGGCACAAGGTCCGGGTGACGACGCTACCATGAACGACAAGCAACCTGATTGGGATTGGACGACTGTAGCCATTGGCATATTGGTCATTGCAGTGGTGATGACGGTCGTGGTTGCAGCCGCAATAAAGTTTGCCGAGTGGCTTGGCTTGGGAAACCTGGCAACATAACCTATGAAAAATGATCCCTGGGTTTTATGAATTCCGACCATTCGACGGCTCCTCACCACTCAACGCCAATGTCATCAACAATCAGAGAATCCGATGGCGCGTTCAGTTCTTCGACCAGCAAACCGGCCAGCGGATCAGGCTTCGAGAACGGCGTGGGGCAACAGAGCCGTTTATCACTGTGGCTGGCGCTTCTTGGTATGGTAAGTTCGTTCAACTGGTACCCAAACGCAATGGGCGAAACGGTCAACCTGGTGTGGAACCTAAGCCCAACCCCGTTAACGAACGTCACGGGACAGAGGTTATACTCCGCGACGGGCAATCCGCCGTGGCCCTGGGGAGTGGTAGTGTCAATGCCGAATACACAGACCAACGCAACGGTGCAGGTGAGCACCAATCTTGAAATGGTTTTCACACTCACGGCCTATGAAACGAAGAACGGCCAGACGGCCGAGAGTTTTCAGAGCAATGTCTACACCAACGTCCCGCCGCCAGTGCCGTCACCAAGTCCGATACTGACACTCGTTCCACCGACTATGAGCACGACCAACGTGACGGTGGGATCGTCGGTGAACATCGGCGCGGTGATCCGCAATGACGGCGCGGGCGATTTGATGTTGGTTGACGGCGCGCTCACACTGCTCCCACCTGGAGGCACGAGAGCCGACGGTCCTCATGTTGATCTAGTTCCCATCACGCCGCAGACACTCAAAGGGAACACTGCTTTAGGTATCAACGGGACTTGGGTGGCCTTGCCGACGAATGGCCAATGGTCGGCCTATATCGTCGTCAAAGATAACCAGGGCACCTGGACGGCGAGCACGTTCACCTTATTCACGGTTGGTACCAATGCGCCACCGACCGCGCCGCTGCCGCCGTCTGGGCTTCGGGCGGTTCCGGTGAGCACGTCTCGGATTGACGTGAGTTGGGATTCACAGGCATGGACGGTGTTGATCGAGAGGTCACGTGACGGTCGTTCATTCGCGCAGGTTGGAACGCGGCCAGGTGACGGCTTCCTTGCGGACACAGGTCTGAAAAGGGACACGAGTTATTTATACAGAACGCTGTCGCAGAACGCGGCTGGAACTTCAGGATACAGCGGCACCGTCAGGACAAGGACATTGAGGCGCTAGTTCTATGCCAAACCCTTCACTTCAAGATGCGATCAAAGAAGCCTATGCAAGCGCGCCGTCCACCAAGGTGGTCTACGACACTTTGGAGATTCGTCAGACAGGGGTTCAGGATCCTATTTACATCGTCAGGGCTCCCAAAGGAATCTCGGCAAAAGATGAAAACGGAGTCCTCCGCTCTTTCCAGCCAGCTGGGTTTCAATTCTCGCTTCCTCCCGAGAACGAAGAAGGATTCAGGAGCCTTACGATTTCGGTGGATAACATCAACCGCGTTGCGAGCCGGTTCGTAGAAGCAGCGATGGCTGAGGAGGTTCCCGTTGAGGTGGTGTATCGACCTTATCTGAGCGACAATCTTGAAGAGCCTCAGATGAATCCTCCTCTAGTGCTCTACTTGAAAGACATTCAAATCACCTCTTATCAGGTGACCGGCCGAGCAACTTTCATTGATCTCGTCAACCGCAAGTTTCCAACTGAGCTCTACACACGAGCGAGATTCCCAGGATTAGGATGAGTCACTGGGCCGCTAAATACATTGGAATCCCCTACTGTCTGGGAGGTCGGGAACCGGGTGGGCTGGACTGCTACGGATTGGTCAAGCTCATCTACCAAGCAGAAAGGGGGATCCACCTCCCAGACCTTCCAGGGGTAACCGAGAACACTGTGCTTGCGATCTGCCGGGAGATCGTGGCTCAGTCGCAGGGACTGTGGAGGGAGGTACTAAAGCCCGTGGACGGCTGTGTAGTAGCGATGAGCCAGCGAGAGGCTTTGCATCACGTGGGGGTTTGGGCGGCTACGGACGGGGGCAAGGTCGTTCATGCTTACCAATACGCCAACCATGTCGTCGCCGAGACTCTTTTGTTCTTGCATTGGAAGGGATTCAAGACTATAAGATTCTTTGTTTATGGCGTTCATCATTGAGACTAAGAATCCTTTTCAGCCGTTTGAGGGACTGAGGAAGCACTGCCATCCTGGTGGGATCTCAATCAGGGGATGGCTCCAGACGACCTATCCAGGTTTCATCGAATTCACGGATCCTACCATTTGCTTGGTGAATGGTGAACCTGTTCTAAGGAGAGACTGGGACAGGGAGATCAGGCCAAACGACATTGTGAATTTTGTGGTGGTAGCAGGCTGGGTTGCCGCCATCATCATTATCGTCGCCATCGTGCTCGCCATCGTGCTTGCGTTGGTTTTGACCCCTACCGTTCCTGGAGCCTTGCCGGCGTCCGACCCGGTGTTCTCAGTTAAAGGGCAGCAGAACGATATTCGCTTAGGTGAGCCTATTGAGGTGAATTACGGTCGCAATCGGATCTACCCGTCCTTCGCCGCCCGTCCTTTCTTTCGCTACGTGGACAATGACCAGTTTCAGTTCTCTCTTTATTGTGTTGGGCAGGGCACCTATGAGGTCGATGAGATTCGCATAGGTGATACGGAGATCAGCGAGTATGAAGAAGTGACCTGGGAGCTTCTTGATCCGGGTGACAGCACCACCCTGTTCCACACCAACGTGCAGACTTCTGTTGAAGTTGCGTCACAGATCCTTTACCAGCCAGGTGAAGCAAACTACCCTCTTCCGGATGGATGGATCGGGCCCTTTCCGGCGAACAGTTCAGGAACTGAAATCTTTCGCATAGAGGTTGACATCATCTTTCCCAGAGGTGTCTACCACCAGAGCAATAAAGGGAGGATGGAAACTGTCACCATCGCTTTCGAGGTTCAGGCAAGACTGATTGACAATGCCGGGGCTCCTTTGGGAGGATGGACTACTATCTTTTCACCTTCGATCACGATGGCTACCACAACGGCCCAACGAATCACCTACTCGGTAGATGTCGCTTTGGGGCGTTATGAGGTGAGATCTCGCAGGACAAGCACAGCCACCATTGATGCACGAACCCAAAGCGAGACCATTTGGGAGGGCCTGAGAGGATTTGTAGATGGTGACGAGCCGGATTACGGAGATCTCACAATGGTGGCGGTGAAGATTAGAGCCACCAGCAACCTGAATTCTAATACCCAGAGGAAGCTCAACGTCATCGCAACGCGCAAACTTCCTATTCGTGAATCGGGTGGATTCAGTGCTCCGGTTGCCACTCGGTCTATCATCTGGGCTTTTGTTGATATATTCAGGAATGCCAACTATGGTGGCCGGCTGGTAGATGAAAACTTCTACGATTGGGATGCTCTTGAGGCCCTCGACTCCCTTTACGAGAGTCGTGGTGAGCATTTCGACTGGACTTTCAGAGATCCTCTCACAGTGTGGGACGCAGCTAGGATGGTAGCGCGGGTAGGCCGAGGTTTGCCGATGCTGGTGGGATCCCTTGTCACTTTGAAAAGGGATGGTCCCTTGACGCTGCCCGTTACGATGTTCACCCCTGAGAACATCGTCAAGGGGTCTTTCGAATGGCAAATCAAATTGTGGGAGCCAGCCGACCATGACAGTGTTTCAATTGAATACACTGAGGTTGCTACAGGCTACAAGCAAGAGCAAGT